ATAGATCCAAGAGTATTACCCCGTGCGAGGGCTCGTTTCTGTTCCTGCGCTTGCGCTGGGGTCAGTACTCCCCCGTACCGACTTGCGTTGCGGTCTGATATCCCTTGAGCTATCCCAGAGGCGAGCTGAGAATTCTCGCGAGAAGCGTCGATCAACGAAGTGTCTGTTTGCGACTCGTTTATCATCTGCTCTTCAAAAGCTCGATACTGGCTAACGTAATCTAGATACTCCTGCCGTGTTATGTTCGCGTAAGTTTTTTCGGGGTCCGACACATTCGGAAGCCCTCCGCCTAATGCTGCATTATTCTGATACGACAAATTATTTTGAAAGCTTTCTACGGTGTCCCCGAATACACTCATTTTTAACCACCCCCAAAAATGTTCGAGAATGCTAAGCGGTCACCAAAACTAGACTGTTTTTGACCCGCGCTATTAACAGGGCTGAAGAATGATCCGCTCACGGTCTTTGATGGCCCTGGCTTGTATGGTGCCCCCATGTCATCAGCCCCTGGAATTGTCCCCTTCGTTGCTTTGTTCTGCATACCCTTCATAAGGGCGGCACCAGCCAACTGTCCTACAGCAGTCATCTTTGCGCTGGACACCAGCTGCTTATTCTTAGCACGGGCAAGAGCTTCAGAAGTTTGTAAGTTTGCTGCTTGCGCCATACCAGACTGAGCATCAGCCGCTTGCCCTCGAGCAATTCCGAGCACGTTCGTCTGTCTTTTGTTTCGAATGTCTTCCGCAGAACTATCCGCGATACCAAGTTGGCCTTGGTACGCCTGCGCTAGGTCGTCCGACCCTTGTCCACTTAACGCCTGCTGGGCCATCGGGCCAGATGTAAGTGCTTGCATAGTGTCGGCATTCGCTCGACCTCTTAGCGTCTTATCATCGTTGGTGCTAAGCGAATCATCCCGCATTTTCTGTAGCAGGGGATCATACTTTTGTTTGAAGTACGTGTACTCCGCCATAGCCACAGAAGCCGATGCTTTTTCGCTTGCTGAGGCTTTATAGTCCTGCTGCTTAGGTTTACTACCCATTAGAGTTCTCTCGTGTAGACTACTGTGTCTATATCCCAACCTTCAGCGATCAAATAGGGTTCTAGCTTTCTGATTGGCGTTCTTACTTCTATGTGCTTGAAACCAGACTCACGAGCAACGTCTGCAAAGAATTCGTAGTACTTAATCACGCAACTTTGCCTACGGTCTCTGGCCCAAGCTACCCAAACTAAAAACGTTCTATCCCCAGTAAATGTATCAGTCTCGCCTGTCGATATTACAAAGCCTTCTTTTGCAACCCAAAGAGCAGCGGAACCTTCTTTACAAGCTATGCATATGTCGTTTGTCGTAAAGCTAAGCTGTGGCTGCTCATCTAAAATTTCCTGCACCGCTGGTATAACCCAATAGCCCTCAGTGCGAATGTCAGAAAAAACAGGGTTAGCCTCCGCTGCCGTATTGTCTGCGCCTTGTTCGCCATGCGCCTGAAGTTCCGCCATACCTAACCCTCCTAGCGACACCAGTATCAGCGCCACGCGCTCTACGCTCCGCTATCACGGTGCCTTCACTAAATAATGACCCATAGACACTAGCGCCCTGAAGGTCAGACCATTCTTTGTTCGGGATTCTTAAAAGTCGGAATAAAGCCCCATTAATAATGGTGTCTCTATAGTCATTCATCACTCCGTCATCACACGCGGTGCTCGTGTGAGTCGGCTTGAGTACCGCTCTTACAATTGTGCTTGATACGCTCGTTGCCGTTGGGATCGGTACTAACCAAACCACCGCCGCTCCTTGTTGTACGTAGTATTCGGGCACGCCATTACCCTCGCGCCATTTAGGAATTCTTTGCTCTAAAAGGGTAGAGGTTAGTGGTTCGAGATCTTTACCTGCGTGAGTAACCCATAGAATCTTTTGTACCGTCGTACCTGGCGGTGCTTCTACGTCATACTCGTAGATATTACCGACAGTTGTTAGCGGGTCCAGTTCAAGTTGATACACGCTAGAGCGCTCGCAGAGCTCGATGACAGCAGCCCTGACGTTGTTTTTTATCAACGTATCAGGGCACCCTGGAACCATCGGTAGGATATCGGGTAGTAGCGTCTCGTAAGAAATCGCCATAATTTACACCCCCGCTAGTTGCTGAGGGGCCCTACGTTCCATATTTGGATTTGTAATTGCATCGATCTGCCCTTTGCCCGTGACAGACGCTGTGAACAATTGGAAGTGGCTAGATGCGCGTTGCTGATTGCCCGCGTATTCTGCGTCTTTCATATAGGCCATGTACAAAACGTAGTTCAGCACTGCGTTAGCAAAAATATCAGGGATCGATAAATCACCGGCCTGCGCAACTGCGGCAGGGTTAGAGGAGTAGATGATCTCTAAATAGGCAGTGCCGCTCACGCCTGGATATACATAGAAATTGCGAGGGTTACTCTCATCGTAAATGTAGTGCTTGACGACAGCCGCGTGTGCAGCATCACCAGCTACAGTAGGGTCATGCCAGTCTGGTGTCTGAGCATCTAGAACTTCTCTATCAACTAAACGCACAGCCCGCTTGCCCGTGCCATTGCTAGCAGCAGACATGTTTCTGACGACCTTCAGCAAGCGGTTGCCACCAGTAGGGATCGCCTGCTTAGTGCCTGCAATAAGAGTAATCGTATCGTTAACTGCTGCGGCGTCTGGTTTTAGCAGGGCAATTTCGCGCTGCGCATCATTTACCCACAAGACAAGTTCTGCAACAACAGGCCATCGGACTCCCGTTGTGTCTTGAAGCACAGTTTGTGCTCTGTCAATTACGCTCTGTACTGTGACTGCCATCGTTTTTTACCTATGAGTTGAGGATTGATTCCCAAGCAACTTCTCGAGCATCTGTGTCGACCGTTCTCCCAAGGGCTTTATTTACAGCCGCCGCTTTTGGGTAACCATCGGCTTTAAAATTACTTGGGTCACCTTCATCCATCATCTTTTCAAGAAAAGTGACTAACTCATCATCAACAGGGACTGATGGTTTTTGTGGTGCTACTTCTTCAATTTTTTCAAAGACCGCGTCTTCAGCCTCGCTCTCTTCTATCTTTTTTTCGTCGTATTCTTTTGCACCCATCTGGATGGCGATAAGGCCAATCTCAGCAGAGATCTCTCTGGGTACGCCTGCTTCAAATAGAACCGCTGTCCCGCCTAGTGTCGTTACTCGTAGCGGCTCTTTGCTTACAATCTTCATGATTAGTTCCTATAAAGTAAAAAGCCCCCTCCGAAGAGGGGGCGATTGTCTTACTGTGCAGTATCTAAACAGATGACGCCGAAGTCCTGTACAGAGCCACTGATGTCGCTGTTGTACTTAGGCTTGCGCATACCGAAGATCTTGCCTACTGAGATACCAGACTGGTTCCCATAGTCGAAAGTGTCTTCAACCATTTCAGGCAGGCCAATGTCAGCCAGAGCCAGAGCCTGAGCACCACAGAACAGAGCACGTCCGCCAACTACGTCAGCATCAGCACCCCACTTGTAACCAGCTGCGCCAGCGTTACCAGAAGTACCAGTAGTAGCACCAGAAGTGTTAAACACATGGCGGAACTCGTGGATCATCACACCATCAACCATCAGGCTAGAAGAACCAGAGAACAAGCTATTAGAGGTACCACGAACACCAGCGTTACGGACGTTAGCCAGGAAGTCAGAATCTAACTTCAGGCTAGCCATTTGCTGTGGAGTAACGAACATGTGGAAAGTTTCCTGGTTACCAGCACCACGAATACCACGGATGTAGTTATCTTTAGCGTAGGCTTTCAGGTTAACGATAGTGCTATAACTGATCTTATCCGCAGGGATAACAGCAGTAGTATCACCAGCAACGAGACCGGAAGTAGCATCCCAGCGACGGTGACGGGCAGAGGTAGGAGCTGATACATCTGACGCGAACGCTAGATCGACAAGCTCTTGGCCGTTTACAGCGCCGCCAACTACGGTGCGTAAGCCACCGTTGTTTTTAGTCGTGTACGCAACACCAGAGAGAGTCAAGAACGCCAGCTGGTCGCAACGGTCAGCCATTGCATAAGCAAGGGCATCGCGAGACTGCTCGCGGAAGTTAACAACCGTTTTCTGGTCGGTCATACGGCCAGCAATACGGTTTGCAAACCGCAACTGATCCAGCTCGATGCTGATGTCGTACGCGCGCAAGGCTTCTTCGTTGCCTTCCAGAGTGTAGTCACCAGTGATACCGTCGCCGGTCATATCAGCAAGCAAAGTGATGTTCGCTTTGGTGCCTTTTTGGTTTTTAGTAAGTTCAGTAATACGCTGGACCATAGCGTTTGAGCCGGTTCCAGCAAACTGATTGATGAAAGACTGATTGCGAGCTACTTTCCAGAAGTCGCGGCTCCAGGCTTGGAGTTGATCACCGGTTAAGGTTCCGAAATTTGTTAAAGCCATGATGGCCTCCTAATAAATGGGCAAAATAATTTTATGCGGCACGCGCCGCCTTATCAGCCGACTTAAAGGAGCGGCTAATCCGTACTCCCGTATCGTGGGACAACGAACTAGCGCTGATTAACGAGGTGCGACCTCGACAGGTTTTGCGCCTAGTGTAGGCGAGGTACGTTTTTTACGGCTACGGGCCGACCTGATATCGTACAGGCACACGTAATATCATATTAGGCCAGCTAATATAGCAATGCAACAACTATCTCACCACTTCGCTTTATCAGCCCAATAAGCGGCTGACATTTTTCCTTTGGCGATGTTCTTACCATGCCGCGCTTTGAAGCTGGCGCGTTTGGCCTTCATCCTTTCAGACTCACCCGCCTTGGGCTTACCTGCTGTAGACGCGCCTTGCTCGCCAAAACGGATTGTTTTGATCTTCTCACCCTCTTTAGCCACAACAATGTGCGACTTCTTAGGGTGA